CCAGCTCCTGCCGAAAACCCTATCTATTCAGTCCGACGTTGCGGTGACGGTTGAGTTGATCGCGTCGACGCCGACGGGTCCGGTTGTTCTGACGGGTGCGACGTTCAACCCGCTTAATACGCTGGGATCTGCCAACTCATTTGCCGAACGCGATGTCTCGGCAACGGCGCTTACGGGTGGCGAGGTGGTTTACAACACGCCGTCTCCGTCGGGAACGCTTAACAGCTTTGACCTGAGCAACTTCTTTCCGCTGTTCAACACGGTTCGGGGCAATGCGCCGGATATTCTGACGGTCGCCGTATCCACCTCGGGCGCGGCGAACGTCGGCTGTTCTGTGATTTGCCAGGAAGCAATGTCCTAATCTGATTGAAGCGCGCGGGATAAAAACCCGCCCGCAGCATAGGTGCCGCCGACCTTAACGGGCGATCAGTCGAGCTAACGACGTAAAACACAGCCTCGCCGCCGGGGACCGGGCGAATAAGCGCCGCCAGCTTTTGATGGGCGAAAGAGGATCACATGGTAGACCTAGTATTCCAAGACGAGGGGCAACCCTCGAACGATACCGCTACGCCCATTGAAGCCGCGTCGGAGCCTGTTGCATCGCCTGATGCATCATCAACACCCGAACCGGCTGCCGCATCCCCTGTTGCCGCTCCTGCGGCGCCTGAGGCGGCAAAGCCCGAACCGGGATACGTCCCGATCACGGCGCTGATGGACGAACGCGACAGGCGCAAGGCAGCAGAGGCGCGTGCGGCTCAATACGAGCAGCAGCGTGAAGCCCCGAAGGCACCCGACGCTTGGTCGGACCCGGAAGGCTTCCAGGCTCACACGGTTGCCAAGTTCGAAGCCAAGCTAACCGATACCAAGCTCAACATGTCGGAGATGGCGGCCAAACGTCATTTCGGTGTGGAGAAGGTCGAGGCGGCAAAAGCATGGGCGCTTGCAAAGTTCGAGAAAGAACCCGCGTTCCAAAATCAGGTCCTAAACCAGACCGACCCTTATGATTTTGCGATCCAGCAATTCGACCGGGACACGATCGCGTCGTCGGTAACGACGGACGATTTCGCCCAGTTTCAAGCATGGAAAGCAGCGCAGGCACAGCTTGCACCCGCAACCGGCGCTTCGGCGTCTCCCCCGCTTACAGACCCGCCCCGATCCATCGCATCGCAGCCTAACAGCAGCGGCGGCGTGACACACACGCCGATCGACGAACTATCGGGATTTAACGGGCTGTTTACCTAAAGGTTTACACCAATGGCCGAAGTCCAACTCGCTACAGCCAGCCAAAAGCAGGTTTGGCAGAACACATACTTCCAGGAATATATTCGCGAGTCCGGTTTCAAGGACTACATGACGAACACCAATGACGGCAACAAAACGGGCGTTGTCCTGTGCCGTTATGACCAGCTCTCGAAAGAGGCGGGCAAGACAATCAACGTCCCGTTCATCGGGCGTCTGAAGTCAAGCGGTGTAACCGGCACGGCAATTCTGGACGGTAACGAGGAATCGCTGACTAACTTCAACTGCGGCATCTCGATTGACTGGCGTCGTAACGGCGTTCGCGTTCCTAAATCAACGTCCTACCAGACCGAGATTGATCTCTGGAATGCGTCGAAGGACGGCCTGCGCAACTGGGAAGCTGAAAAGGTCCGTGACGACATCATCAGGGCGATGGCCGCTGTTGCAACGGGCGCTGACGCAACGGTCAATCTCGAACTGTCAACCGCCGCCCAGCGTAACGCGTGGATGGTGTCCAACAGTGACCGCGTGTTGTTCGGCGGCCTGCTGAGCAACTACAATGCGACCTTCTCGACGGCAATGCTGAACGTCGCCACACCGGCGGGCAAGGCATCTGCTGCCGGGGCATCGCTTTGCAAGCGCATTGCCAAGAACGCCGACCCGCACATTCGGCCTTACAAGACCGAGACGGGCCGCGAGTTCTTTATCGCGTTCCACGGGACACGTTCGTTCCGCGACATCAAGGCGGATGCGACGATCGTTTCGGCTAACACCAATGCGCGCTCGCGTGAGGGTGACGGCATGACGAAGAACCCGATCTTCCAAGACGGCGATATCATCTATGACGGCGTGATCCATCACGAAGTTCCCGAGATTGACAGTTATGCAGCGGCAACCGGCATTTACAACGGTGCGGGTGCAGGCGGTGCGGACATCCGCCCCGTGTTCGTCTGCGGAACCGGCGCGGTCGGAATTGCATGGGGCCAGATGCCTACGATGCGGACCGATCTCATCAAGGACTACGGTTTTCGTCCGGGCGTCGCGATCGAGGAATTGCTCGGCGTCAAGAAAATCGTCTTCAACGGTGTGCAGAACAGCGTGTTGACCTGGCACGTTGCGGCCGGCGCCGACAGCTGATCGATTTGGGGGCTGGCCTTTTGGCTGGCCCCTTTTGCTTTATTCAAAGGATATTTTACGATGGCTATCTACGTTTCACCCCTTGCGGCAACGCAGGGGACCGGCAACACAAACGTTGTCGATCACGGCCCCGCTTCGGTCAGCAAGATGATGCAGACCACAATTCCGGTATCTGCGCTTCTGGCGCTCAACGATACCATCAACGTTGGATATGTGCCGCGCGGCGCTACCATCCGCGACATGTGGGTATCGTCGGCGGGTATCGACACCAACAACATCGTCGTGCTGCAGTTCGGTGATGCAGGCTTGGTTAACCGCCTTATGACGGTTTCGGGCGCAACGCTCGGCACTGGCGGCGAATCGATCACGATGGCGCCTACGTCATACGGCTACCAGTACCTGACGCCAACGATGATTACGGCGACGTGTTCGGTCGTCGGCACGGCCCGCGTTGCGGCTAATATGCGCGTTACGATCATCTACACGGTGGACGGCGTTCCTTCGTAAGCTCTGACACGGGGGCGCTGCTATGGCCTTTACGATCGCGGACACTTGCCGCCTTGCCATGCAGCGCCTTCGCCTTTTGGCGGCGGGCGAGCAGCCGACGGCAGCGGAAGCGGCTGACAACCTGATAGGGTTCCAGTCCATGCTGGATAGTTGGGCGACCAGCGGGCTGTTCGGACGGCTCAATGATATCATCCCGACGGGCAATTATACCGCGTTCGAACAGGACCGCGTCATTAACGACGGCACCTATACGATAACGCTGCCGACCGTCATTCAGCCGACGATCGCTTACTCGCCCTTTTATCCCGATTCAGCGTTGTGGGGTGCTTTAACGACAACGATACCGCGCCCGCCGCGTGACTTGGCGCAGATCGAAGTCATTACAGGCGGCGTCTCGGTTCGCTCGATTTACACGACCCACTTGCGGGCATGGACGGCGATTCAATCGCTGGCTTTGACCGATATTGCGCCTCTGTCAAATCGCGGTGTGCAGGGGCTTGCGTCGTGTCTCGCGTTGCAGATTGCCGACGATTACGAAGCGCAGGCGAGCGCGGGCGTGCAGCGTGTCGCAACAATGTTTATGTTCGGACTGTCGGCGCGGTACGGCTCACAACGGCGCACCGCCATGCAGGACTATTTCTAGTGCGGTTGAACGTCGCGCTGGCCTCCTACAGCCGTAACGACGGGTTTTTGCCTGAGTTGAGGTTGCGCAATCTCTATCCCGAAAAGACCCCGGCGGCTGACGAGGGCGTTGTATTGCTCAACCGCCCCGGCCTCCTGAAATACTTCACTGTCACCGGAAACTCGGTGCAAGGGCTGACGGCGATCCCCGGCACATTCAACGGCGATGTGATCTCAATCTCGGCGGGCAACGTCAATCGCAACGCAGCAAAGATCGGCGCGGTTGCATCGTCAACTACGCTGGTTCGTTTTGCGGCATCCACAACCGAAATGGTATTTGCAAGCGGGGGCACACTTTACCGGACCGATGGTTTGACGGTCGCGCCTCCGGTGTTCCCTGACGGGGCGAATGTCATATCGGTCGCCATCCTAAGCGGGCGGTTTCTCGCAGTTCGCGACAAGTCGCAAAGAATGTATTGGTCGGACGTTCTCAACGGTACGTCATGGCCCGCGCTCAACTACGCCAGTG